AGCAGTGGTATCAACGCAGAGTACTATGACAATTATATAGTAGAATTTTCGAGTAACGATGTGTTTCTCTGATTTTCCTCATCCTGAATCTGTTTCAATTCTGCATCCGGATCAGAGATGTCTGTGTAACGTTGTATTGCGCTCTTTTGTGACATTATCGCCTGATTACCACATGCCTTTGTCCCGTTATCGATGTTGTCAGAATCAGATTCAAGAGAATAAGGGGTTATCTTTGTGTCAATCTGTAGTGAATTGGCAGCATCAGCGAGGTTAGTCCATATTGTTCCGATAAAGGCACGAAGGACGTTGTTTTCACGATCGAAGGCGTCAAGCCATGTACCCTCTTCTTCTGTTACCTTTAGTTGTGCATCGGCAAGAATCATCTTCCGACTGTCGGCCGACATTGGAACAGCCTTCATGTTCTCGAATGATATATCTGGGAGTTGACATTGCTCGAAAAATTCCTTGCGGATCGTGTCAGTCTGAAACTTAAGATTGTCAATAGCCTGATCCCATGTTACATATCCTGCCTTTGCGTCTGCTGGATAACGATAAACATTCCTGCTTATCTTATCATCTTCATCCTTTCCGTTTGCGCCACGTACAGGTTTATTACTGAATATAACCCAGTTCGGTTTGAGATTCTTCCGGAGATAGTTCGAATTACGGCTTAGCGTCCACTCATTCTCAAAGATGTTTTCACTCGTATCTTCCCATATCGGTTCAGGTCGGAACTCATATATTCCAGGTATTTTACCGATACCTGTTTCAGGAATTGTGTTATCAAGATCGCCGTTATCAACATCGAGCATCCATCCGGATGTCCCGGTACCCTGCACCCATCGATAATGTTTATTGGCTGCAAATGTTTCGAAATAGGTGCTTTGTGTAGTTCCTACTTTTCGCGTATATTCAACGGACATAGCTATCATGTCGCCGTATTCATCAAACAATGGATACAGTTTATCCCCGAGCATGGGAGAGTAGGTACGGCAACGTATCTTATAATTGGACTTCTGACCTCCATAGAATGTAAATTGCCCTTCCGACATCGGTTGAGTGTACCAGATAGTCATGAACTCACATGCGCCATAAAAATACCTTCCGCGATTCATGTTAACCGCGTTGATTCGATTCTTTTTGTAAATATCCTCCATGATGCCAGCAACGGTCTTTTCATCATCGTTCTGTGCATTATAGATACGCTTGACAGGAATGCCGAATGTTAGTTGTGACATTCGATGTGTAGCCAACTTCTGATAACCTAAAGTGATCCTTGCTACATGTACAACGCCTCCCCTCGTATTCACGTCATGATAATTATCCTTATCCGCCATTACGGGGTGAAGTTTCGGATTATATTGTTTTTCCAATAGTGCCCAATCAGGTGGATTGACAACCTTAACCTTTAATTTGCCTATTATCGTTGATACGGGTTGTGCAAAGTCTAATATTTCATCTATTTCGTCCATATCTTTAAATTTTTAAATCAATTAATAATATAAATCCGCATCCGGATCATAATTCGGATCATACGGGTTCACCTTATCCGGTTCATAGAGCTCCTGTGGATAGAATGTGTTCGCAAGGGAATCGAACTCATCCGTTGAGTGTCCTAGCCGTTTCTTAATATCTTCCTTTGGTTCTATAATGATTTTCCCGTTTGACAGGAATGACCATTGTATTTCGGTCGCTTCCTCGGTCAATGATCCTCCAGGAGGTAACATCGCTTTACTTCCTTTTTCGGGGTCGAGCCAGTCACGTACGGCCCAAAACAAGAATGCACGCATGTTCTGAAATGTATATTGACCGGTTATATCAGTCAGTTCACGGCTTCCGTCCTTTGCGGCCTGACTGTATTTACACGATATTACATTTTCTTCCTGTCCTGCCAACCGTGCATCTTCCTGACATACTTCCAACACACGCGAATATACGCCTGCACCCTCTCCGATAGTATCTATCATTACCATGGCACCGGTCGTCGTACGGAAATCATTAACTATATGTCCTGCTACCTTCATGTGATCAGCCTTGCCACCGGAGTTATGTTTGTCGAACTTGAATACATAATCGTAGAAACGATAACAGAATACCGTGCAGTCACGACCCATACCGGCAACATCGCAACCGATGCGTGGATAATTGTGATTTGTGTGTATGTGTTTCTTCCAACGCTCCTGCGCAAGTTCAATCCACTTTAGCGGTATCAATGCGCCCTCGTTTGCCAACGGAAACTGCCCTAAAACCTTTTTACGGAATAAATCTGATGGTCGGTACCATATACCCTCAAACTTGAAGTCGTCCATATCATCACGCTTATCCTCTTCACGGATAACCTCACACCAGTTCACAACCTTATCCTTAACCCATTCATAATCGACCTGTCCGGGTATGACTATTTTCTTTTGTACAACATTCTCGGCATTCAGACTGTTCAGGCAGAATTTTTGCCAACGGTCTGACTTCTGCGAACGTGCTGCATATCCGATAGTCGTATTTGGATTGAATACAAGTAAAATTCGAGAATTCCCCTGTAAATTACCCTCGATAGCATCGAAAGTATCATCCGAAATACCTGTTGCCTCGGTAACTACAAACATCGTATTAACGGCGTGGAAGCCTGACCATGCTTCCTGGTTATTTTCGTCTGCCTTGAATCCGGTCAGAAACCATTCTGTACTATCCGTTCGTATATCTGTTGAGTTCAGTCGTCCTGGCAACTGTATTCCTCTCTTTTCTGCTCGATGATATAAACGACTTATTTCAGGTATCATAATATTCTTTACCTGTCGGTCTGTCGGTGCTGTTAGTGCGACTTTAGTATTTTCTATCATGTTACCGTCCGAATCCCATTTAGGCGTCAAATAGAAGAAGCACATTGCGGCAACAGCGGAAAGAAAATCCTTACCGCGCGCGGTTCCTGAACGTACACTAACACGACGGTTTGTCTGTATTGATGAGATAACGGCCTGTTGTTCCGGGTCAAGAGTGACATCGAACACATCACTGGCGAACTTATTCCAGTCTTTTCGCCACGCCGTGAATAGCGTCTGTGCCTTTTTCCGTATTATCGTATCAGTGTCTATCATTCGTTATCGCCATTATCACTATCTGTTTTATCTTTATCACTGTAAATGGAAGTCGACATTAAGAGATCACCGAACGAAAGGCCACCGGATAATTCACGTTTTTCAGGCGCATAAAGGCCGAGAAGCTTCCTGCGTTCGATATTCTGCTTATTGATCACATCAAGATAACGAGGATCACCATAGTTGATGTCCTCTTCCGTCCGCTGCTCTATTTCCAGTGTCGTTATGCCATTGCTTTCATTACTTCCATTTTCGCCCGAAACCTTAGGCAACCCCTTTCTCTTCATCTTTCTTACTGTCTGATCCTTCTTTGATTTGTCCCAGGCAGCCCATGCTTCACGCGTGATGTCGTCAATCCTTGACAATTCCAACTGAACCGCTTGATCCGTGTCTTTTATACGGTCGTTCTGCCATTCCTTAAGCAAAGTATGAATATCCTTCCAGACTGTCTGCAGAGAGTATGTTTTCAGGTCAAGACGTTTCATGACTTCCACACGGATCGCCCTTGTCGAATATCCTTTTTTGTACATATCCGCCACGATAGGCAATCTGTTCTCTTTCTTTGCGTGCTGCCTATATTCAATTTTCCTTACCTGTGTCGTCTTCATCTTTATCCTCTTCGGTTGTTGTCATATCGTCCATATACGATAAATCTATATCCGGATAATTATCGCGTATCTTCTTAGGATCACCCTTATAGAACACAAGAACATATTGATGTCTCTTGCCAATCTTCCTACTCTTTGAAAACTGATTGCTTACACGCATTGCTAATGATCCAATCTGATTAGCAAGTATCATATCGTTGTATAGATGCACTCCTTGTGATTCGAAGGACCTTATCGTATCCTGAACGAAAGGATAGAAGAAACCCTGTTTGTTGCGGACTGATCCGACAACAAATACAGCGAAACGGTTGTTTTTCAGGCATTCACACCCCTTACGTATTATCTCTGTGTAAGCATTGAGAAACTTATCATAAGGCATATTAGACAAATCCGCTTCGTCCTTTGAATATACCTCTAAATCAACGTACGGTGGGCAAGAAAAGAGTAAATCCGCTTCGTCCTTTGAATATACCTCATCGATGTGTGTCGAATCACCGCAATTCCATTGCACCCGTTTCAGTTCATCATCAGATAATATTTCTTTTGCATTTTCGCAATTGGCATTTATCTGCTCTTTCCGCAAATCACGACCGAAGTACTGATAGCCGAGTTTAGATGCGACTATACCTCTGACCGAACCGCCTGCGAACGGGTCTAATATCTTTCCGCCTTCGGTACAGAACCACTTGTAAACGAGTTCACAAAGGACCGGATCGAATATAGACGTATTATGTTGGTATGGGATATTGTTATCATCGCAATATTCCGTAAACTCTTTCCATGATGGATCATGCCCGATTTTTTCTCTTAACTTGTTTCTGACATCCAGCAAGCGAGGTGCTATGCAATATTCACCGAATGTAGTTTCGTCTGAACGTCCTAATTCAGACTTAATGCCAAGTGATAGCCAATAATCCTTGTGCTGCTGCCAACGCCCTGCGGTTGTGTTCAATATCGAAAAGGGCGGGATAATAAATCGTTCTTCCAATGTCCTGTGCTTTTCAGGCTTATCCACTTCACTATCATCAATATCTTCATCATCGTTGTTATCCTGTCCGTCATTCGATGCTGCCGGTTGAAGACCTGCCGGGTTCTCATTCCACACGTCCATGCCCCAATCGCCTAACAAATCATTATCCCACTTGTTTGCCAGAGCGTCAAAGTCCCATTGACCAAAGGCTACATTGTCCTTGATAATAAACTGCTTCTGTTCGTCTTCTGTCAGTCCGTCGGCACGGACAATCTGAACGGTTGGTTTATCTAACCAGTCAGACCAGTATTTTAATAATGCTTCCCTCTCGCCCTGTGTCTTTGCTGCAAAGTCAGCTATCCCGGACAACCTGTCCCTGATGTCATCGATCGTTGATTTTGCAATCTCCTTCAATGCGTGCGTGCGCATGTTGCCACCCAACGCCTCCATACGCTCATTGACAACGACAGGGCGTAATGTCAGCATACGAGGAAAGACCAACAACGAGTTAATTAACTTATTGAACTTATCATTCGTTATCGTACGAGGGTTATCCTTGTTAATCTTTACCTGTGTTAACTTTACCGTCTCAGTTTCCATTTCATAATCTTTTTCACAAATATAGCTCATTGCGTTTGTGTGACAAACGTTTGAGAATGTTTATAACTTTTTTTAACATGAAAATACGAAAAAAGTAGCACAAATACTTGCACAGATAGAATAAAAGTACTACCTTTGTAGTAGTTAAAAGATAAATAAACAATTATGAAAAAGGGTTTTACTATAGAAGGGGTTACAGTAGATTTCACGAAGTCTAACAGAGTTAGGGTCAATGATACTAATTATCTTTTAGATGAAGATGCACTTGGCGGGATGGGACTTGAGGATTACGAGAATGTAGAGATTAGCGTGTGGAAAGATGAAAATTCTACAAAGATTTATAATCTTGATGAAAACTACAATGTTGTATTTAACAGAAAAATAGATTTTTAATATATAACTTTTAATGCTGTGCTACCGGCATGACGGGCAAATATTATGAAGGCAATCAAAAATATTACTACAGGTGTACTTAATGAATTTAAAAACTTCTACGGAAACGTAGAAATAGATTCTGATAAATCACAGGAGGCGTATGATCTATTGGAAGATGAAATTGATGAATTAAAAAATTCTCCTGAGTTTTGGACCGGAGAATTTGAAAAAGATGATAAAAAATACGCCATCGCTGGGGATGGAGACTTAACTTCCAGTGGCGAGTATGTTATTGCGGAAATCGTCGACGAATAGAAGTATGATGAATAAAAACTTAGAAGAAGCTATCGCCTTGTATAAATCTGGAGCGAAGTTGGAGGAAATCAAGGATCGTACAGGTGTGTTCGCAAGCACCATGTACGCTAATATGCGCAGAATGGGCCTCAGAAAGAGAACAAAAAACATACTGAAGAAAAACATCTCTATTGACGAAGATGTTCAAAAAATAATTGAAAAAGAAAATCCAGACAATTTGTCTGCCTGGATTTGTGGAAAGATAAAGAAGGCCTCGATATGAAGCCTTCTTTTTTGCTTTATGACGGGATGATTCTAATTGGAAATCCTTCATAAACCCACGATATTAATGCTGCGTCGCGCATATCCTGCGATGTCCGTCCTTTCAGGCCTGTAAATGATTGAATCTCTTGTTGCGTTATTTTTCTATCTTTTCCGGCCCAGCATTTTCTAAGGGGCTTAATCTCTTCAACATTAAGGCCGATATGTTTTGCCATTTCTATTATTTTCCGTCCCGTCTCATGATTCCGTCCGGTCGCATTTCCTTTAGCCGCAGCTATAGCCTTTGTATCACGAGGGCTTAGATGCCAGTTGGACTGATTCAGCCATCCGGCCTCGACAACGACCGTTATTATTTTTCCTCGGATCATATATTGACGTTTGGCAGTAGAAAGATAGTCCATCAGGTCCGGGAATGTCAGTGAGGCTACTTTCAGTTTCCGTTTTTCAACATCCAATAACGCTACACCTGACTTTTCGACATCCGGATCAATAGCGATGATAAAATCCGATTTTCTTTTTTTTAAGTTCATTTCCATTTTTGTATAATTAAGTTCTATGTTTCAGTTCATGTCTCTTACCCCCTATACCCCCCTCTCCCAAAATCAGGGGCGCATTTCAGTTGTCATACTTTCTTTGACAACTGACTTTTCTCTTTCTATTTTTTAAGTCCATTATTCAGTTTTTTGCAGAATTCAATACGTCCTTCGTAAGACAGCGAATCAACCCATCTGAATATTGATATTGCCTTCTGAATATTGACATCAAATTGTGTTGCATTGACGAAATAGACATTTTTCCCGTCTTTCCGGGCGTTATGGATACAACACACACGATGACACATCTGATCGTCGTGAAACACGCATTTGTCACAGTCCTTTCCCTTGACGGTCAGGTACCAGTTGCTTTCCATTTCAAAGCATTCTCCAACTTTTGGCTCTTTCATAATCAATTTCCTTCCTCTTCGTAAAATTCAAACAGGACGCGTTCGCATCCGTATCTGTTTTTCATTTCCATTCTTGTTTTTTCGATGTTCTTTGTCTGAATATCTGCGTCAATACTTTTGCGCAAATCTTTGTAAATCAAAATCATTCGTGTTATATGTTTCATATTGAATTAAAATAAATTAGTTTGTATCCGGCGCAGAACTTTATTGTTAGCGTCATTATAATAATTCTTTTTAATCTCAAATCCATAAGCCCTACGCCCACATTGAGCGGCAGCAAGAAGTGTTGTTCCGGAACCCGCACAAGGATCAATAACTATTTCTCCGCGATCGGTAAATACCTGTATTAGCCTTTCCAGGAGAGGAACGCTTTTTTGGGTTGGATGCACCTTTGGGGTTTGCGTATCTCGCGGGACATCGATGCAATTAAAAATCATTTGTCCGTCGTTGTTAAATTTAGGCAATTTATCACGATAAAGTATCAGGCCATATTCGCAATTACCGACAACACGCATATTAGCTTTGAGCACTTGTGCGGAATAGTTTTTTCTGAACACAAGATTGATATAATGATTTAGCCCATATTCTTTTGCTAGATTTATCAGGTAAAATTGCTGCTCAAATTCACAGAATACAATCATACATGGCGACTTTCCTGTTTCTTTTGGCTCCTTCCGCAACATCTGACTGCAAAAGTGCATAAATTCAGATGGCCTGAAATCTTCGTCTGTATCAAAGAAATCCTTACCAGCCAACTTACTTTCTCCGTTTTTTCGGTCTCCGTCGTTATACCACATCGGATTTGATCCGTAAGCATTTTTGCCGATGTTGTAGGGTATATCTGCAATAATTAATTGCGCCTTTGGTATCTGATAGGACTTCCAATTTTGGAAGTGATCATTGAATAATTCTATATTCTTCATTTTTTATCTGTTTTCGTTGTTATATCAATTCAATTAAATAGCATTTTTGCCCATTCTTTTTGAGTATGCGGCGTTGTTTTAATGTTTGTGGGTAATTATGCCACTTCAAATGCGCTTGCGCCATAAACGCCTTAAAAACACAAAAACATCATGTCTGTATTTTTAAATCAGCGGAAAGAATTTTGCAAAGGTCACTTTTCTGCCTGATAAGATCGTCAAAGTAAATTTTCAATGCACATGACTTTTCCATTATCGCAAATCCGGGTTTGTCATTGATTCTGTTTTCTACTGATTCGCTGATAAATCTTTCAATGTTTTCAGTTCTTTTTATGCCTGAATATTTCTCTCCCTCTGAACGCACGATTTGTTTCTCAGCCATATTCTTTGCATCTGCGGTCATTTTACCATCAGGGCGGATAAGTTTCATACCTGAAAGAAAATCATACGCCTGGGCGCAAAATTTTACGGCTATCCGGAACTCGCCCCGTTTTTTGTAGTCCTCAAAAATGCCTATCGCATTCTTGCGCTGTCTGTTTTCTATCTCCTCAGGTGTCAAGACCTGATTGGGTTGATCATCCGTGTGATCCTGTGTTTCCGTTTTAGGGGCGTTATTCTTTTCCGGGGCCGGTTTATCATCGTAGTTGCCTTCATAGACCTTGACCCAGTTCTTATCGTTTGAGAACAGCCAGTCAAACGATGCTCTCCAGCCGTGCTTTCCGTCACCGCGGAGAAAACTGCTTGCCTGCATCTTTTCAAATACTGCCTTGAGAAGGTCCTTTGCCTTATCGATTCCGCCCATTTCGTCAACCCGGATACGCATTTTGTTTTTACGGCCCTCCGACAAAGTAAATATCTTCGGGTACCTGGTACAGGTAGTATTCCAGAGGTCCGAAATTTTTTTGAAAGGAAAATCAGGAGATTCAGGCAAGCGCGTCTTCGATTTTTCGTCGAAGACATGCTTAGGCTTATCTATAAGACTAAGCTTATATATATTCTTTATATTCTTATCCCTTCTTAGAAGGTGTCCGTCTGTTGTATCATCTGTTGTACTATCTGTTGTATCATTTGATGTATTATCTGTTGTACTGTCTGTTGTATCATTATTTTGGTATTTATCATAATTAACGACTGATATTAAGGTAATTAGACGCTTTTTCTGTTGTACTATACAGTGCTCATTTTCAAGTTCATGCATGAAACGCTCAACTTTACCTCTAGACCAGCCCCAACGTTTTGCTAATTTTTCCCGAGAATAAGCTATTTGGCCACGGCTAACGGTTACTTTATTTCCACGAATATAAAGAGAACAGTCATGATATGTTGCTATTAATAACAAGTCTATCCACGCTTGTGAGCGTGTAAAAGGCTCTGAAAACCACATCGAATTTTCAGTTATTTTACGATTTATTCTTATCCAACCTTCCATGTTATTTATTTATTAATTAAAATACACATTAGTCAATTGTTTATTACCGCTAAAAATTGCATATAATCCGGGCCGTGTCTGTTCTAATTTTAATTTGTCCACACGTCCGAATCGATCATAATTTCCACAAAGGTCCACGATCCATCCTTCCTTTCCTGGATATGGTCGTAAAGCTCTCCCGACCATCTGATAATACAGCCCCAAACTCATCGTCGGGCGTGCAATAACTATCGTATCTAATTCCGGGTAATCGAAGCCGGTTGTGAGAATTCCGACATTTGCAACTACAAGTATACGTCGGGATTTAAACGCTTGCAAGATTTTAGCTCTCTTTAGCTTATCAGTCTTTGATGATACGACCGCTGCCTTGTTGCCGAGTGTTTCCGACAGATATTGTGCCTCTTCGACAAAGCGAGTGAACACCAAAATTGACTTACGTCCGGCGACAAGAAGCCTCTGAATGACATTCTCCAGACTTTCAGCAAAGTGTGTCTTTTGATACATTTCTCGTACACTCCTGTCCGTATAGTCGGCTCCGGTACTGTTCAATTGTAGTTTCCGCTGGTCTATCAGCCTGATCCTATAATAGTCCAGATTGGCCAAATAACCGCGCTGTAGCAACGTTTCGACCTGAACGTTATAGATTAGCCGTGAAAATATTTTAGGGCGCGTACGGGTCAAGAAACGCAACATTGAACCTCCGAATTTATTTGAGTATAAACGGTATGGTGTTGCGGTCAGGCCGAGAACATTGCACGGAAGCATCTGAATGAAGTCGTGATACATGCCATGGTCAGAGTTGACCAGATGGCACTCATCCACGATGATGAACCTGAATCGTGTGAACAGTTCCGGATGATGTATTGCGCTCCCTATCGTGGCGTATGTTATCCGGTTAATATCCTTGCTTTTCATTGATGCCGAATAGACGCCTGCGTTCCAGATTCCGTATGACTGTATCTTACCGAAATTCTGTTCGAGTATCTCTTTGCTTGGTTGGAATATTAACAATGGTTCATTCAGACGGGCTGCAATATCGGCTATGATTAAGCTCTTTCCTGATCCCGTAGGCAGGACCATAAGGGCATTGTATGTCGCCTTTTCATCGCGGAAAAAGTTCACTGCAGCCGAGGAAGCGTCTTTCTGATAATCTCTTAATTTGTACATCCCGTCAGGCGCTTATTGTGTTCATGGATAGAAACTTGTTGACAAAGTAGATTTGTCCGGTACCCGTTACCTTTGTCGTCGTATTGACCAGTATTGATCCGTCCGGTTTGTGGATTGATGTCATTTTTAATTCAAACAATCCCATTTCCATTGCACGCTGCGTCGGCTGGTTATAGCGCTCACCCCATTTGCATAAATACTCATTATCCCGGAGCCATTGAAATAATCTCTTCTCGCCAATCTTTATACCGTTCTGGCAAAGTATCTTCGCCAGTTCACCAACAAGGCAGCTTTGCGGGGATGTTGCAACGGAATCGGCAAAAAGAACTTTAGGTGCATCTTTTTGTATTTGCTCTTCCTGGTTTTTATTTAATCGATTTAATTGTTCAATTAATACTTCATGGTGTTTCATGGTTTCGTCTGCTACCTTTAATGCACGCGCCATAATCATTTCAGGCGTATCATTTTCTTTTGTTGTTATATATCCACCTTTAACTCGAACTTTATGCAAAATCATCTTCACGCCTTTTTTAAATTGTCTTGCAATTGGTTTCCTTGACTGCATCAGAACTTCATATAATCCGTTTTCAGTTAGAAACCAAACATCACCCTGCAAGCCCCCTAAGTTCAACTTAGTCACCTCATCGTCATCAACACGACTTATCATATCAGTTACATTTGTAAGGCAAAGCCATTCTGCAACTTCTTTAGCTATAAACAGAGGCTGTTCCATTGTACCATAAATTGTTAAATCATGACCTAACAAGTTTGTCTTTTGTAGAATCTTTATTGCTTCCATATCGTCTTGCTTTAAAGTTATTTCTTTCTTTTGTGGAAGAGGCAGGATTCGAACCTGCAAGCTAACCTTACGTCGTAGTTAGCTGACCTAAGATGCGCCTCTCGGTCATAAGGATTATATCATAAGATATTTTACGATTTTAAGTCAACCTTGCGTCTACCATTCCGCCACTCTCCCATTAAAAGCGTCCCTATCCTCACGGACCGGGGCGCGTAATAAACCTAACGAACTCACTCAATTCTATTGTTCGATGATCGGAATGTCCGGGCAAATCCCTTCGATTCCTTTCAAGACATCATCAATCAGATTATCGCGGGTTTCCTGAATAATATCATTAGCCGCGGGTGATACGAGGGTGCAGGTCAAATCATCGGGATTGATGTATACCTCGCATTCGATTTCATCTGCCTTTTGACCCTTGAAAATCGGAATGATGATTGTAAATGCGTCCGGGATGTTACTGTCGACAACCTGATTAATCATCTGTTTCCTGTTTCCTCTGGTATCATCGGTATTCTCTAGGTCTTTGTCTACCTTTGCCTTGAAGTTACGCAATTGCGTAACAAGATCCATTGCGACCTGACGGTTCTCGAAAAAGCTGCGGTTCATCTTTATCAGTTCGGCCATCTGCATCGGTGTGATGTAATTATACTTGTTGATTCCGAATCTTTCAAATTGTCCGGACATTTCAAGTTGTCCTTTAACTGTTGTACCGTAAGGGTCGTTCTCGCTGCAATTAAGAGTGATTGATAGTTGCTCACGATTGACAATCACGTGACATGTCTTAGGATCAACCGTACAAAGAGGCAGACGTTTTTCAAGCCATCGTTTCGGCGCATCTATCGTACCCGAAATATCAACCCTTACGGGTTCAGGCTGGTCCAGTGCATTTCCAGTACGGAAGGTGAAGTCATTGATACCATTTTTTACCAGTTCAGTGAATGACTTTGCGACCGTTTTCACGGCATCTGCCTCTACATTCTTGTTTTCATTACTTTCCATAATTTCTGTTTTTAAAATCCTTGTAATCAATTAGTTTGACGATGCAACTTGAAGTGATTCGTTATTATTATCACCGCGGATAACCGATTGTATCGTCCGTTCCATTTCCTTTGGGGTGGCCTTGCGGAGATAAACCAGTTTGCCGGCATTGTTATAATAACCCGTATATCCCTTTTCGGTGAAACGGAAACATGCCTCGGTGACCACTTCCGCCTTTGCTTTCATCTGCTCACAGGATTCATCGAAATCCTTTCCAAGACATTTTAGTTGGTCCTTGTACTGCGACATTGCCTCCTTTTTGTCCTCGTTGACATCGTGAATCTGTACGGCAACGTCGGCAAGATGTTCCTTTACCTGTTCCATCTTTTCAGGTGAAAACTCCTTTGAGTAATTAATACTCTCAACTGCATCACAGTTATCCTTCAAAAAGTTTATACGGTCAATTCCCGTATACTCCATTCCTAATGTTTTATCCATTTTATTACTATTTTATTTGTTAAACAATTAGATAATCCTTCCATATTTCAGGGAATTGCCTGCCGAAATAGATTGCGATTTCATCGCTTTCGGAAGCGAGAGCACCCCCGTAATTCGCGCCCGTGCACGAAACAACGTTGTTCGAGTCCAAACACGACAAACCGACATTGGAACCGTTGGACGCACTACCGACGCAAAGCAAGGCGTCTTTCTTTATGATTTTGAACCAAGGAAAATACTTATATTGATTAAAATCTAACCAGTCAGGTTTCCAACTCCCCCGCAATGCCTTTGCAATTATACAAAGTTTAAAGTATGCCTTTAGATGCTTAGGTGTAATTCCTTCAACATGAGAAGGATCATCTCCTGTTACTTTACAGGCATCTTCAAAGGTCTTAATTTTTTCATAGTCATTCAGAAACATTCCATCGCCGTAAAGGTTTCGGAGCATTTCCTTACCGTCTTCGCCTGCATCGTCATATACAGTCTGTAATTTAGAGACAGATATGATTGCCATGTTTTCTTCTGAATTTTCTTCTTTTTTCATAATTGTTTATATTTTAGTTTTACCTTTCTTTTTTGCACCAGTTATCGGTTGATGCCCAGTATCCGGCCTCGAATGCCTTAGCGAGGTCTGATTCTCCTTTATGCTGATTAGCATAGTTTTCGGCTAATTCATGTACCATCATAGTCTTTTGTCATAATCAAGTTCCATTCCTGGCTTTGCTGCCATGCAGCGTTTGCCGGTTGATTTCTTAACCATGTCTGCGAATTCTCTTTCGTTGCTGTTGCCATCCGAAAGATGGATGAGAAGTATATCACGCACTTTTGACAGGTCACTTGTTTGTAGAAATCTGATAGTATTACCGATTTCCATGTGTGACAACATCAACCGCTTTTTGAGTACGGCAGGTATGTTTCCGTTGCTGATATTTTGATCAAGTATATCATCACTGTAATTAGCCTCGACCATATAGTGATTTATGCCCCTGAACCGTTCCGGAATGATATTGCCTTCGTCATCACGCTTCGCAATCGAAAAGGTATCAGTCGCAAAGAAAGTGGTACCCATTTCCGGGTGACGAATCAGATAGCCTGCACAGGGAACATCATGAAGTACTGGAAACGGATAGACCTTGAAATTGCCGAACTTGTACAACTTTCCATACTCCAGTCTGATAATATTACCCTCTGAATCATTGATATTCTTTGCATCAAAGACATCAGAAAGAGCAAGAACATGAATCCCGGCACGTACATAATCCTCAATGAAACCGGCATGGTCGTTGTGCTGATGTGATACAATAAGTCCGGTGATGTTTGATTTGAAATTCATTGCAACATGCACTTCTTTGAGTGACAGGCCTGCCTCGATTATAAGTGCCTCTGAACTGTTAGATAGTATGTAGCAGTTGCCGTGTGATGATGATCCGAGTACTTTCAATTTCATGTTCTTTACCCTTTCATTTATTGTCAATCAGATAGTTGGACGTCTGCGTGTGGATTGCCTTGCCGGTTGTTCCGGCTGCATGAACCCCGTATCGGGTGATTTATCCGTCGGCTCTCCTGCATAGACATTATCAGCTTTCAGGTCTTTCACCACTTCCGGTTGATTGCCTTCATCAAATACTTTCCCTGCGTCAATCTCATTTGCCTGCACCTCTATCTGCTTCGGATTCTCTTCGTTGATTGCATCACGTTCAGCCTTCGCCTGATCCGGGGGTGTCATCGATTCATCCTCTTCATCGTTTAGGCCGTCCTGCGCACTGTCAAGTGCTATCTTGCAGGCACGGGATATGATGGTCTTTTTAGCCATCTGATCGGTGAAGTTCACATGCGCCCCGCTATTGCCTTTCATAGTGCCCTGGTTCCATGAGTTTCTGATCTGCGCCATGGTCATTACCTCGAGATGTCTTGTATTGTCCTTGTTGATGACAACCGCATAGGCACCCACGATTTTCTGCAGGTCGATATTTTTCAAACCAGTCTCATGCTTGACCAACTGATAATCTCCGTTTTCATCGACGGTATAGACAAAGTTATCACCCGAATAGATCACCTGCGCATTGATCCGGTCTATTTCCGTATCTCTCTTTGCACGCATGTACCGTCCGGTATACTTTTCCCAATAGGTCAATTCTTGACCGCATGGGATGAAATAACAGTGGCGATTTGGGTATTCGCCCCGGATGACCATTTCAAGGAGGCAGTTACAAATAGATGTTTTAGTACATACATCGATAGCTTTCTGTTTCGTCCGTGTCTCGATATTCTGCATGTACAACCACGCTGATTTCAGTGCATTCCCGGCGTTATAGCCCTTCGGAAGGACTAACTCACCGGTCTGTTCCATCGCATTCACACGGTTAAGGATTTCGGTCGTTGTCTGTTCCTGCATCCTCTTGATTACGGCCGTGTTCTGAGACGGGTTCTCTTTCTTTGCCTGATTGAAGGTCTGTTCTTTTGCTCCATTAATTGTTTCCATAATAATTTTTGTTTAATCGTTTATTTTATTATTGTCAATTCTTTATCCCGACTCACAACAAGCAATATCTGTTGTGACTTCATCGGCATTACGTCATTGATACTTTCTGCGTTGTCGATGAAACATGGTGCATAGACGTTATTATACTTACATACCGCATTGATAATGTCTATACCTGAATTGATACGCTCACTAGATGAAAGATCGCCATATAATGTGCCATGTAGCGTACATTCACAGGTCGGTTGGATGTTGCCGTTAATCAGGGTCTTGAACATCTTAAATCTAACATTTGTGAATAGACCGTTGACACGTTTTTCAAGGTCGGAGATAAGTGCGAGGTTGAATTGTTCTGCCTGATAGTCCTCTTTCTCGAGTTCAGTCAGTTGCTTGTTCAACTTTACCTGTTCGTCCTTTAGTTCTTTGATGCGGTCATTGGCCAACTTTACAAACTTTTCTGATGATAAGCTGTCCTGAAGAGAATCACGCTCTTCTGAAAGTTTTGATTTTCTTCCTTTAGCATCATTCTCGCTGTCATCTTTTACGCTATCCTCTTTGTCCGGTTCCTTGATACTCTCAAGTTCGCCAGTTAATTTGTAAATTTCTTTCGTAGCCATCTGATAGGCTTCCGTTTCCTTGTAATCATCCTCTTTAGGTTTACCACTCAGCAATTTCAATGATGATTCGTAGCCTTCGATGTTTTTCTCCTCTTCTTTCTTGTGATCCTCGTAATCCTTCCCGCTTGCCTCGATTGATTCCTTTTCTCTTTTTAGTAATTTTGCCTCATCATCCATTGCGTCGAGTTCCTTTGTCTTGGCAAGGTTGAAATTATCCTCAAGTTCGCCCTTCATAGTTTCGATGTCTGCCTCGGGAAGATGCTGCTTGCAGGTCGGGCAAATCTCCTTTGATTCGTCCCATTTCCATTGGCGTCCGTCTACTTTGTCCCATCTGTCGTTGAAGTCCTTCACTTTTATAGACAGGCGATTGAAGTCCTCTTTCGTGTTTATTATCTGATCATCATAATACTTGATTCGGTTTTCTGATATTGATTTCTTGTTGTTCAGGTCATCAACCTGTTTTTGCCAGGCATCTATTTTCTGCCTGTTCTTTGTGTCATATACGCACTTCAGTTCCTCGATGTCTGATTTCTTGTTAGCGATCCGTGTCCTCAAAGATGATTTCTTCTCAAAAATCACATCAACGACTTTTGATTTATCAGAAAGAACGGCATCTATCTTTGATATTTCCTCCGTGACCACCTTTATCTTATTTCTAAGGTCGTTATAGTCCACGCCCTTATAATTAGCCACCGTGTTCATATTCTCCTCAATGCGGGGCGGAATCTTGCCCAATTCGTCCTTTATCTCCCTGATGCGATATGATAGGTGTTGGCGATAGGTAATCAAATCCTCTTTCTGCATCTTTTTGATGATCTGTTTGAAATTATCATTGCCCTCAGCTATCTTCTCAGGATCACTTTCGCCTACCATCTTGATAAGCAGCGCACGCTGATCGTCTGGTTTCAATGTCGGGAAATAGAACGGGTTGGTAACGGTCTTAAACAGACCTTCACTGATGATAGATGAGATATATAATTTATAATCTTTCTCCGTGTATTTGTCTCCGTCAACAAAATAATTGACCGTATGTCCGGACATCACTTCTTCTTCCTGTCCGCGTGGTTTAGTCCATTTCTCAGTCCGTGATTTAACAAGTGTAACGGTTTGACCATCCTTTACCAATTCGATTTCTACCTTATTCTCGAGGTGATAAATAGGTGTCGTGTCCTCACGTGTCGGCGTGATTCCAAAGTCAGATTCACCCTTACTGTTCTTTCCGAACAGGCACCACTGAACTGCGTCTACTATCGTTGTCTTGCCGATATGGTTTTCGCCCAGAATAGTCGTCAAGGCAGGATTAAGACTGATTTCTTTGTTTTTAAGGCCCTTAAAATTAAGGATCCTGATTGTGTTAATCGTTATTTTCATTTTCATTTATTGTTAAAAAATCGATACTATAAGTTTTCTATCCATTCCCCTGCGAGGCACCCTCCGATCATTGCAACCGTGCCGAGGAAGGCAAGGATAACCTCGGAGTTCTTAAACTTCTCCCCGCCAATCTTGCTGAAGAAGGGGTTTGCGGCATTCAGCCACATTGATACTTTGTTTTTCATTTTCATTTTGCTATTAAATGGTTTTCTTTATTGATTCCAATGCTGACTGTATCTTCCTCAATTGCGGGTCCGTAAGTCCTAATACCGCCTCTTTATTTGCGGCACAGAAATCGGGGTGCAACCTCATTGCCTTTCGAATCAGTCCCTTCCATGATGCCATATCACCCTCGGTCAGAAGGTTGACCGTATCAAAATTACAAAATGCACCGCCTCCCTCGCCGTAAATGACTATAAGGGAACGCTGAAATCTCTTTTTGTGCTGCCATTTTTGAAGCACCTCTATCGCTTCATCTATCGTGATTTCTTTTCTTTTTGCTGTTGTTGTTGCCATATTTATAGGAATTAGAAAGTCCGCCAAAAACGTATTATTTCACTGCCAAAGTAAAACCGCCTTCCGGTTCTCCGGTGTATACCGCAACGGATTGCACCCATGCGGGTGTATCTGTAGAGCGTATGCCGGTTTAGTCCTAATGCTCTTGATGCCTGTCCGGATGAATACCGTCCGGTCTCGGCAACGTCTGGTTGTGTAGCTGTTATCATTGTCTATTTGTTTTTTATTTCTATCAGGAGAAAGGGCGCACGTCGAAAACCAAACCGTCACATTTAAATTTTCATAAAAGAATGACATGCGCCCGTCTTTTTTCATTAACTTTGTTCGTCACATTTAAATTTTTACCGTCATGAAACAACAAAGAATTGTTATGTTTTCTGGTTCCTATAATACTATTAGCAAAAACATTGATTTGCATAAACTCAATAGTCAAGGTTGGGAAGTAAAGCAAATTGTTTCAACAAGTTTTTTGAATAAGATCGCAACGACTGGAAACCCGTTCCCTGTTATTGTGATAACGGCCTTAATTGAGAAAGTCACAGATTAAGAGGCTTATCAAATAATTTTTGGTCCTCTTTCTCCTTCTTTGCATTTTTCCATTCACGAAACTCATTTAGTTCCGTGCAGGCATTGTCATTGCCATGAATGAAGTCAAGTACCAAAGGAAACTCAGCCACATCAAATGCTGTTGAATGAAATGCGATCTCTTTTCTCAATTGCATTTCTTCTTTACTAATAACTTTTGCCATAATTTTTAAAATTTAAATTGTTAAACATCAAAATCTATATGTATCCGGATCGTAATCCGTATTGCGCCTTTCGGCACTGAATTCTTTTGCCGTTTCCTTCGTCCTGAATGTCCTTACGATATGTCCGCAATCAAACATCTGCGGCATCATCATCACGATGAGAAAGCAGGCTATCACCTGTTTTTTGATCGGTGAGAGATCAAAGGAAATGTGGAATTTCGTACAGAACCACCATGCGGATAGTTCGTTGATTTTTGTCACTCCGATCTTGCGGAATATGTTTTCTGCATGGTTGCGAACCGTGTCCTCGGAGATAAACAGTTGATTGGCCACATCCTTTTTGGTTGCACCCCAGGCAAACAGTTCCGTTATCTGCGTCTCGCGCTTTGTTAGTTTTGCTTCCTTAATCATCTTATTGTTATTGTTATTATTGTAGCCTAAGCCTTTCGGTTAGGTCTTTCCTTTATTTTCCCCATACGTCCGTTATACCATATTCGCCGAATATGGCATTTATGGCTTTATATTCCGTTATTCTGGGCTCGATACGTCCGTTCAGGTACCGGCTCCACGACATTGCCGTATGCACGCCTAGGACCATCATGATTCTCTCCTGCACGGCCTTTGAATCCTTTCTCCGTACCTGCCTCCATCCTCTTTTGAAACTGAATTTTTCGTTCATAACATCAATTTTATTTTAAAATAGCACCTTAGTGCTATTGTGGGTTATAACATATTTTGTTATCTTTGTAACAGAAATTGTTAATACATGAGCAAAGATATAAAGTAACTTTATATTATGCAAATAAAATAGCAATTATTTTTATATTTTTTGAAAAATAATTTATGGAAGGAATTGATAGGGTTAAAAAAGTTATTAATTGGCTTATTTTTGAAAAGAAAATAAAGACAAGGAGAGATTTAGCTGAAAAATTAGGATATAGCGAATCTTCCTTATCGCAAATATTGAATGGAAAAGTAGCCCTTTCGGATAGATTTATAAAGAAACTTTCGATTTTTGATAAAAATATAAATTCTAAATGGCTAAGTGATGGTGAAGGAGAAATGATTAATAAGGCCAATCATGATAAAGTTAATGAAACGGTATCGATGAGCAGGGAAGTATTTGAACAGATTAATAGATTGACAGAACAAAATAGCAGATTGACCGAAACGGTGTTAAGTCAGCAAAATACGATTGCCTCTCTCCAACGAGAGAAGGAAAAAGCTGCTGCCCGGCAGGACGAACATGCTGCCTCTGCAGATGCAAAAGAATCAAATGTGGGTTAAGAGAATTAATTGTACCAAAATATTAGTAACATGAAAAAATATATTGTATTATTTATCGCTTGCGTTTTATCAAGTGTCGCAAATGCACAATTCAAGGCAACGCAGGACGGCATTAAAACAGTTGATGGATCAGATTATTATATTGTCAATATACCTGGTAAAACGGCAGCAGACTTATACGCTTCGACAAACGCTTACATTATGAACAATTTCAATGATTCTAAAGCTGTAATAAGTAAAATTGATAATCAAATGATTACTTTACATGGTGTTTTTCCAACCGCTTTTGTTGCTATTGGAAATTTAAATACAAAACATATTGCTTCTGTTGAAATGCACTTATCAATGTATTTTAAAGATGATAAGGTCAGATTTGATCCTCCGATAATGGATAAAATGGTTTGTGTACAGGGTGAAGCAGTTAGGAACATCGTCTTTGCAAATGGAGTAAGTATATTAGGGAGTGGAGATATTACGCTTTTCAACAAAAAGGGAGAAGCTAAAAAAGAAAAGACGGTTGATTCATTGAATAATTTTATAAATAGCGAAGTGAATAAGATAATTGATTATATCAAGAATAGTAAGAATAGTAATTGGTAGAATATGAAGAAGTATTTATTATTAATTGTTGCTTGCATTCTGACCGTTACGGCGAATGCACAGTTTAAGGCCACAAAGGACGGGATAGCAACCGTTGACGGATCTAAATACTATGTAGTTCAGATTCCGGGGAAGAATGCACATGAACTCTATAACTCAGCAAATGCCTATGTTATTACTCATTATAATCTTGCAAAAGATGTAATGAGCAAAATAGATGATGAAATGATAAGTATCCATTGTACATCTTTGATAAGTTGCAATTCGTCTTCTAAAGATTATCATCCATCTACCTTTGTTGAAATGCATTTTGTAATTTATTTTAAAGATGGAAAAATACGTATTGATCCTCCTATGATTGGAAAAATGACTTACGCATATAAAGGTAATGCTTATAATGCCTATCTAAGCGGAGATGAAGAAAGCATTTTTGATGTATCGCTTTTTGATAAAACAGGTAATCCTAATAAGAAGCAAGAAACGTTTATAAACGCCCTGAACGATTTCATCAATAACAAGGTGAACGATATAGCGAATTATATAAAGAGTGGTGATAATAATAACTGGTAAACTATGAGTTTGATTAAATGCCCGGAATGTGGAAAAGATGTTAGCGACAAAGCGGTGTTTTGCCCTAACTGTGGATGCCCGATAAAGTCTTATACTAAGGAAGTCCTCTGTTGCCCGAAATGCGGATCAAGCAATCTTAGTTCAGAGAAAAAAGGATTTAGCGGAAAGAAGGCTGTTGCCGGTGCCCTACTAACCGGTGGAATAGGACTTTTGGCCGGAACAATAGGAAGTAATGATACCATGATTACATGCCTGAAATGCGGCCATAGATTCAAAGCAGGGCAGGGGATTATAAGACAGGTTGATCGAGATAATAAACCAATTATCGATGATAAAAAGATAAGAAATATAATTGCAGGAAAAGGAAGAATATACGCAATAAAATATTGTCATGAAAACCTCGGTATGAGTTTTGAATGGGCAAAAGACCATGTTGATCATATCATTAGAAAAGACCAAGGTCTGAAACCTCTTTCAGCGGCAGAAAGAAGGGATAATGATAGTGTTGGTTGTGTTGCTGTAGCTATAATAGCAATATTGATGATTGGTGCCTTCGTAGTTGCTATAGTAGTACATTAAATAAATGATTATGGAAGAGTTCACGGAAAATATGGATGATGAAGTATCCGGTGCAATCTCCAGGCGTTTTTTCGGTGCGATAGACCGTCTGATTGCTGACAGGAAATTGCGGGGCAAGCAGACCTTTTGCGTGCGTTACAAGATCAACAAGCGTAATTTCTACTATGCGATTGATAATCCGACGAGCAAGATTCTGCGTCTTTCGTGGCTCGCATTCCTTGTTAATGATTATGGTCTTTCGGCACGCTATCTACTAACCGGAGAGGGTGAATTTTATGCCCGGAAAGAGCCCCCGGAAACTGTTAAAAAACCGGGTGATACTGCAAATTTACTAGACGGGATTGGAAAGGTTTACATAGGTGGCTGATTATCAGATACTTGAAAATAGGGCTTTTGTGCCT